CCCGCTCCCAGGGTCATTCAACCGCGCTCTCCGGTGTACAATATAGCACTCGGCAGATATACCCGACGGGTCGAGGAAGAATTATACAACGCCTTGGCCCGAGAGTGGGGTGACGATGAGGAGGAGAAAGTCGTCATGAAAGGGATGACGGTAGAGGAAGTCGCTGCTCAAATGAGGAAGAAATGGCTTAAATATGATCAGCCGGTGGCCGTAGGGTTGGACGCAAGCCGGTTTGATCAGCATGTTAGTGCTGACGCCTTAAGATGGGAGCACAGCATATATAATGCCATCTTCCAATGCCCTGAGCTTGCTGCCTTATTAAAGATGCAGCTTAGCAATGATGGTTATGCATACCTGGATGGCCATAAAGTTACATACAAGACGTCTGGCACACGGGCTAGTGGGGATATGAACACTTCATTGGGCAATTGCTTAATTATGTGTTCACTGATCCGCGAATATGTCCGGGAGCTGGGCATTAGGTGTGACTTGGTCAACAACGGCGATGATTGCGTATTATTTTTAGACAAGCGCAATCTGTCAAAGTTGTCAGGATTGAGTGAGTGGTTTCTTAAGTATGGATTCGAGATGGAAGTGGAGGAACCTGTTGATGTTTTCGAGGAAGTGGTGTTTTGCCAAATGCAGCCAGTGTTGGTGGATGCAGTCGAGGACAGATGGGTTATGGTTCGGCAACCGACCGCCGCTTTAGGCAAAGACGCAGTGTGTCTTGCAGCTGACAGCGAACTGGCGTTTCGTCAGTGGTCATACCAGGTGGGCGTGGGTGGATTGGCATTGTATGGTGACATGCCGATCTACAAAGAGCTCTACTTGGCTTACCGTCGAAATGGTGTTAAAAGCAACATGGGACGTTCGTTGCTGGTTTCCGACTCAGGATTCATGCGGTTGGCCAAGCTTAAGGTTAGGGGCAATGAACACAGCGTGATTTCAGATGACACGCGTGTGAGCTTCTACAAAGCTTTCGGCATCATCCCTAGCATACAGGTGGAAATGGAACAAGAGCTGAAAGAGATGTGCTACTCTGGCCTTAGACATTATCCCGTGAACACGGCCGTTGCATGTGGCCGTTTCACAGCCTGACCCCATTGGGTAACACATAACACACACATTGACTATGAAGGGGAAAACCCAGAAGGCCGGCTCGAATGCCAAGGTTACGCCAACAGCTTCGAAGCCAAAGAAGGCCAAGACACAGAATAACACCAATGTCTCTAGCGAGATAGGAGCATACCAGGTGGCTTTAACAAAGCCTTTCCACCCGGCTGCTTATGGCGCCCGGGTTCCAGATCTGTGGTCTGCACCAACCACCACCAGCCACATCCGCAAGCTGGTGACCATCAACACTAACAACTCGGGGAACGCTACTGGGATTATCATGCCCAGTTTGTTCAGTCATGCCGTGTTGAGTGAGGGGTCATTTACTGGCAATGGAGTGTCTGATTGGACCCGGTGGGATGGCACATCAGCGGCTAGCACGTTGTTGTACACAGAGCCAGGTGGTATCAAGGCCAAAATATCCAATGCCCGCATCGTAAGTTATGGCGTCCGATTCCGGAACCAGGCTTCTTTGTCTAATGTTTCTGGTAGGTTCGCCGCAGCCACAATGCCAATTAAGGATGACATGTTGGGTCCTCATTCTGGCACTGTCGGCGGCGCGTTCAACACCAATGCATCGGACACAGTTGAAAGGTGGTATTCTTCAGCAGGAGTGCCATATACCGGAACCGGAACGACAGCCATGATTGATGCATCGCAAATACCGTCAATGCCGAACAACGTTTCAGTATCGTCACTTCAGATGAATGAGGTTGGTCTAGACGTTGTGCCTAAGGTAATTACGCCGTATGCGTTTGGGTTGAGGAACACGGCCGACTCTTACATCGGAAATGATGTTGGGCCAGGCATTTCCACCGGGGCTATTTATGCCGGTGATGATGACTGGCTTAAGTTTGGTGGGTTTGAAAGCATCATCTTTTCAGCCAGCGG